TTCTCGTAAGCGACCTGGCCGACGTGTACGCCATAGAAACCGAGGGCGCCGTTGCCGATGCGTTCACGACGGGCGCCACGGGTACGCCCGTTCCGGTGGCGACCGACGACCTAAAGGGTTGGACCGTCGCCCTCTACACGGCCGCGATGCGGTCGTATAACGCCGGTAAGAAAATGCCGGACCGGATCTGGTGTTCGCTCGACGTCTGGGCCGCGCTCGGTTCGTTGGTCGACGTCGCCCGCGTCGCCATGCCGACGACGGGCAACCTAGACACGGCGGCCGGTTCGTCGTCGTTGTCCGATTTCCGCGGCGACATGCTCGGCGTGCCTCGTATCGTCGTGCCGATGTTTAGCGACGGTACGGCAATCGTCGGCCCGTCCTCGTTGTTTGAGGTTTACGAGGAAGTCATAGGGCTCCTGTCCGTTATCGAACCGTCCATACTTGGCGTTGAGGTTGCCTACGGCGGCTATATCGCGCACGGGTCGTTGTTCGGCGGCGCGTTCGTGCCGTTGTCGACGGGCGCGCTGACGTTGCCCACGGCGGCCGACGGCGGGAATGGCAACGGCGACACGGGTGCGGCCCGTAAGGCCACGAACGGCGACAAGGCCTAACCGTGGCTACGACGTGGCCGACATTGCCCCAAGTCCGCGCCTGGTTGCGTATGCAACCCAACGACGCCGACGATTCGGTAATAGACGCCGCGCGCTTGGCCGCCATTGACTACGGCATGGGGCGCACAGGGAACCGTTGGGCGAACGATGCGCCCGACGTCCCCTATGCCGTAGCAATGGCGGCCACTATGGACGCGTCACGTATCTACCGTCGGCGCGATTCAATCGACGGTACGATCCTTTGGGGCGAGGGCGGCGCCGTGCGGATAGGGCGGGCCGACGCCGACGTAGAACGTCTCTACGGCGAATACGCGCCGCCCGTGTTCGCCTAATGGGTTGGAACCGTACCGCCGTGGCCGCCGCGTTGGGCGAGGTTTTGGCGGCTATCGACCCGTCGGTATCGGTCTTTCCGACGGCGCCCGAAACGTTCAACGCGCCCGTCTACGTCGTCGGGTACCCGCGTATCGTCATCTACGCCAACCCGGCGTTCGGCGTCGACACGGCAACGGTGCCGGTCATGGTTGGCGTCGGTTCACTAGAGGCCGACAAGGCCGACGCCATGTTGGGCGCGGCGAAATCCGCCATTGAAGCCGACGTCACGCTAGGCGGCGTCGTGCAAACGGTACGGGTAACCGAACAGACCGGGTGGCGTCGTCTCAACGTCGCGGGCGCCGAAATCCTCGCCGCCGATTTGATTTGTGACATACGAATATAGAAAGGACACGCGAACATGACCGACACGATTAGCAAACCCGAACCCGCGCCACGCGCAGACCCGGTGCCGCCCGACGCCGTACCCGTAATGATGACCGACGCCTATGTTGAAATCGGCGGCGCCAATCTGTCGTGCCTCGGCCTAGAGGTTTCGCTAGAACCGGAAAATAAGCCCATAGAGCAAACCACGTTTTGCGGCGTCCAGGATTTCCCCGGCCCTATCAAATGGCATTTCAAAGCCAAGCTGGCACAATCGTTCTCGGTCGGCGCCACCGACGAAACGCTAACCGCCGCGTTGGACGCCTACGCGGCCGACGGTAGCCCGTGCGATTTCCGGGTCCGGTCCTCCAAGGCCCAACCCATTAGCGCGACGAACCCAAGTTTTGAGGGTTCGATGGTGCCGCAGGCCTACACGATTTTCGGCGGCGCGGCGGGCGCGGCGTCCGAGGTAGACATTGATTGGATTATGAAAGCGCCACCGACGCGCGTGATCGTTCCGGGTCCGTAGGTGTGCCGTCCTCGCCCGGCGTTGAGGTAGGCATAATCGGCCTACGCGCCATGCGCCGCGACATTGCGCGCATGGCCGAGGAATACCGCGGGCCTCTTATCGACGCGTTGAAAGCGGCCGGGCGCGAGGTATGCGACCCGATAGCCAACCGGGCGCGCGAAAACCTACCTATGTCGGATCGCCAAGCCGACGGGTACCATCGGCCGGGCGCCCTGTTGGGTTCGGTCCGCGTGTATTCGACCAAGACGGGCGCGGGCGTCCGTATGGGCGGCGCGAAAACTAGTTACGCGCCGTGGATAGAGTTCGGCGGCCACCGTAAGAAACCGCACGATTCATACCGCGATTTCTTCCGGCGCGGTCGCTACCTCTACCCGGCCGCCTACGAAATGGCGCCCCAAGCCGCGGGCCGCTATGGCGCCGCGTTGAATAAAGCGTTCGACGCGACCGGCCTCTGGACGAACGAAACCAACGACCCCCAACAAGTAAAGGACTAGGGAACCATGCAAAACGACGACGAACAACCCGTAGTCATTGACAGTGAACGCCCGCTACGTCTCTCGGCCGAGGCCATGCGCGCACTACGTAAGGCCACGGGCCGGTCGATGTCCGAACTGTTGAACGACGAGGACGACGACGCCAACCGGGTACAGGTCATGGCGTTTGCGGAACTACATAGGCGCGGCGTTCGTCTTGGTCACCTAGACGACGCCGCGACCCTATGGGAACGGGCGGGCGGCGTTGAGGTTGATTTCCTCGCGCCAACGGCGCCCGATTTTTTAGACGGCGCATCCTCGCAAACCTCGCCGGATTCTGCCGGTACTGGCGAATGACGCCCGACCAAGTAGACGCCCTACACGACGACGAATACGCGGCGTTCGTTGAATACATGCAACGCGAGGCCTACGAAATAGAGCGGGCCTCCAAGCGTAGGACGTAGACGCAATGGCGGGACCGTCCATTGTCGTACGCATCCTTGGTGACCTAAAGGGCCTCGGTCAGTCGGTCGACGGCGTAGGAACCAAGGCCCAGAGCGCGGCCAAGACGGCGCACACCGCGTTTAGTGGGTTCCTCTCCAACATGAACCGTACGGGCGTCCTCGGCCCGTTCGGCCTCGCGCTCGACGGCATAGACCAAGCAATCGGCGCCGTGGTCGACCACGGCAAGGACGTCGGGCCAATGATGGCGGGTATGGGCGCCGGTATAACCGCCGTCGGCGCGACGTTGTCCGCGTTCGGTTCCAAAGAACAGGCCTCGCACCAACAACTACAAGCGGCGATAAAGGCCACCGGAAAGGGCTACGACGAATACGGCCAACGCATCGACGCCACCATAAAGAAACAGGAAAACTACGGCCACACGTCCGAGCAAACCCAAGACGCGTTACGGCTACTTACCCAAGCAACGCACGACCCGGCCAAGGCCTTAGACCTGTTGGGTACGGCCTCGGACGTGGCCGCGGCGAAACATGAAAGTCTGTCGACGGCGGCCGGGCAAATGGGCAAGGTCTACAACGGCAACACGCGCCTATTGAAAGAGTTTGGCCTAACGGCGGGAACCACGGCGGCCAAGGCCTCTAAAGCGTTGGAGAGTGCGACCAAGGACGCGGCCAGGGCCGACGACGCCGCCAACACGGCCAAGCAAAACCTTGCCGATACCCAAGCGCGCCTAAGCGGCAAAAACAAGATAACGACGGGCGATATGATCGCGTTACGTAAGGCCCAAGAAAACGTAACCAAGACGGCGGGCGAACAACAGACGGCGCACGAAAAACTAAGCGCGGCGACCGACGCCAACGCCAAGGCCGTCGGTAGCCAAGCCGACACAATGGGCCGACTAGCCGACGTCACCAAAGGCCAAGCAAGCGCGGCGGCCGACACGTTCGGCGGGAAAATGGACGCGGTAAAGGCCAAGATAACCGACGCCGTAAGTCAGTACGGACAGAAATACGGCCCGGCTATTCAGGTAATCGGCGTGGCCGTAATGGGCCTCGGTTCAATGTGGACAATGGTAAGCGCGATGACGTGGTCCGCGGTATGGCCCGTCCTCGCCGTGGTCGCCGCTATCGCCGCGGTCGGCATAATCGCCTACGTTATTTACAAGAACTGGGGAACCATTTGGGATGCAATGAAAACCGCGGTAAATGTCGTCTGGGACGTCATACAGGGCGTGTGGCATTGGATAGCGGATAACTGGGGTTTGTTGTTGGGTATCCTGTTCGGCCCGATTGGTATTGCCGTTTTGCTAATCGTAAATAACTTCAACACGATTAAGCGCGCCGCGGGGGATGCCGTGTCCTTTATCGTGTCGGTTTGGAACGGCCTACTTGGGTTCTTTAGCGGCCTCGTCTCGTCTATCGGCGGTTTCTTTGGCGGCCTTTGGGGTGGCGTCACGGGCGCGGCGTCGACGGCCTTACAAACCGTAGAGAACACATGGAACGCCGTTGTTTCATGGGTGCAAGGCCTCGGTTCGTCCATTACCTCGGCCGCGGAGCATATGTGGGACGGCATTACGGCGCCGTTCAAAGCCGCGGTAAACGGCATCGCGGGTATTTGGAATAGCACGGTTGGTAGCTTGCATTTCTCTA